TACAGATAAGTTTGAACGTAAGAAGTTTTTTGTCATGGGTGAATACATTGACGGTGAAGAAGCTAAGATTACATTTTATCGCAGCGGCAAGCGTGGTGATAAACGCATTAGCATCCAGAAGCTAAGGCAGTATGCGGATGCAGGCAATGAAGTACGCCTCATCTCAGATAGCGAAAGCGATGGCGATGGAACACGTATATTCATATCAGTCTACACTTCAGGAGAAGAAACCAGTGCCAACGGATGACCCCTGTGATGACTGGTCAGAAACACCTATACCTAAGAGGAAAGATAAATGATTGAAGCAGCATTGATGTGCCTTGCACTTAACGTGTACTTTGAAGCACGTAACGACAGTATGGTAGGGCAGTATGCCGTAGCACAGGTAGTAATTAATCGTGTACAGCACGATAAGTTTCCTGATGATGTGTGTTCTGTGGTCAAGCAGTCACGTAGTGATGGCACCTGCCAGTTCAGTTGGTACTGTGATGGTAAGTCAGACAAACCACGAGAACCCTATGCATGGGCCTATGCTCAGATGGTAGCTGCAGATGTAATGCAGGGTGACGTGACGGACATCACANNAGGTGCNACGCACTANCATGCANACTATGTACGNCCNTANTGGGCTGACAAACTAGAGTACACTGTGACTTATGGGTCACACCTGTTCTACAAATAGCTTATCGTTACTAGTATAGGGGTAGTATCCCCTACATAACTATGGCACAGTTGCCACATACTTATCATAAGGAGAAAATAGTATGGCTTTTGATTTTAATCACCCAGATATCGTACCTGATTACATGGACTTTGACGTAGTTTTTGAGCCTACCAAAGTAAAGGATAAGAAGTACGTCATCAATGGTACATCAGGTGAATACCTTGGTGTAGTAGGTAACACGTTTACTTGTGCATCACATGGTGACTTCTATCGTGGTGTTCTTGAAACGGTAACAGAGGAACTAACTAACTATGAGTTAGCAAATGCCAATACACATTGGCGTACTGCACGTAATGGTGCATGGGCTATGCTTGACATTACCCTGCCCAACATGAAGACAGTCATTGAGACTGACACACACAGCACTGAGATTGGTAATCGTATCATATCATTACATGGTATTGACGGATCATGCAGTAATCAGGTGTACTTTGGTGCGATTGATTTCTTCTGCACCAACGGTATGATACGTGGTGAGTACGACAAGGTGCGTAAGAAGAACACATCTAACTTTACTATGGAAAGTTTTATCTATGAACTGACACGAGCACGTAAGGACTTCTACGAAGAGGCCAGTAAGATGCAGGTGTGGGCACAGACTGACCTCAAGTATGTAGATGTAAGCTCACTGCTTGAGAGTATGATTAACTCTAAGCGTAAGGCTGAGAAGATGTACAGCTTGTATATGCATGAGGCTGGGCAACGTGGTCACAACAAGTGGGCATTGTATTCTGCCTTCACTAACTATGCCAGCTATGCTGATGAGCGTAATGGTTTCAACCTGCGTAACACAGGCAATGACACACAGGCTGTAAGCATGTGGTCACGTGAGCAAGAGGTATCCAAGTGGGTATCTGATGATCGTTTCATTCAGTTGGAGGCTGCATAATTGCCTAAACTTCCACGCTATGTACAAGAACGAGAATCACCCTCTGGGGTGATCTCATACCGCTTCAACCCACCTCAGATGCTAGTTGATGAGGGTCTGGTTAAACGTGAGGAGTATGGTAGTGACCTGAAGCAGGTGCGACAGATTGTCCGTAAGCACAACAAGGCCATTGATGCGTGGCGTGAAGAACAACTTAAGGTTGGGCACATCAAGTCAAGCAGCAAGGTGACTGATCTCATTAACTATTACTATAGGTCTAATGATTTCAATATGTTACGTGATACAACTAAGGTAGACTACAGGTATTTTCTTACCGTACTACACCAGACTATGGGTGGTCGTAAGTTTGAACACGTTACCGCTAAGGTTGCGAAGAAAGCATATGAAGAATGGGTCAAGCGTGGCGTTAGTTTTGCCAACCATGCGGCAACCTGTGCAAGTAGGGTATATAATTATGCGATACAGATGGAGCACACTGCATACAATCCTTGGGCTAACATCAAGCGTAAGTCTGCACCTCAACGCAAGGTGGTATGGACACACGACAATGTGGTTAGATTTCTTGAGGTTGCTTACAGTGACTTTGAGTACAGGAGTGTGGGTCTGATTGTTCAGATGGCATACGAGTGGTGCCAACGACTAGGTGACATGCGTATGTTACAGTGGCATAGCCTAGACCTTGAAGGTAAGAGGCTTAACCTTGAGCAAAGCAAGCGTAGATCTGACGTGTCATTACCTATATCAGATGATCTGTGCGAGATGTTGAAGGAACAACAGGCTATGTACCAGACACTTACTCACTTCGTAGTACCTCACCCTAGACCTATGGGTAGGGTGTATAAACCATATGCTATGGAACGACTATCCAAAGTGGGTAGAAGGGTCATGCGGTTAGCTGAACTACCAGAAGAGTTACGTCTTATGGACTTGCGTAGGACTGGTGTAACACAGATGGTTGAGGCAGGTGTATCATTGCCCCAAGTTATGGCAGTGACAGGGCACAATCATGTGTCTTCTGTGAAACCATATGTGAAACATACTTACGTCAGTGCAAATAATGCATTGACACAACGAAACGAATCACTTATATAATCGAACTAAGTGAGCAACACAGAAAGATTATACAATGAATATTAACAGTATACTAAATACTATATCACTATCTAATGGTGAAACTAAACGTATGACATGTCCTAAATGTAATGGGCGTAATACGTTTACTATCACTAACAATATGGGATCTATTATTTGGAACTGTTACAAGGCTGGGTGCGGTACATCAGGTGGTACTCGTACTCAGCTATCTGCTGATGACATACGTAAGAGCTTAGGTGCTGTTGCAGAAGAGACACATGCTGTATCTTTTTCCAAGCCAGACTTTTTGGTCAAAGACAACCATAAGATACGTGACTTCTGCAGGCAGTGGGATCTTGACCCCAAGGTGTTGGGTCTTATGTATGATGTAAAAGAACATCGTGTAGTGTTCCCTGTTATACACGATGGAGTAATGGTCGATGCTACAGGCAGATCGTTGGGCAACCGTATACCTAAGTGGAAACGCTATGGTAAAAACCGTTTGCCCTACGCTCATGGATGTGGTAAAACGGCTGTAGTGGTTGAGGACTGCGTGAGTGCGGCGGCTATTGGTAGTGATGTATTTGTCGGGGTGGCAGTGTTGGGTACATCACTTACTGACGCACACAAAACGTACTTGTCGCAGTTCTCAACTATTATTATTGCACTTGACCCTGACGCTTTACCCAAGACACTGCAGTTTGCAAGAGAATTACGTGGCTACGTATCCACTATAAAAGTTTTACGTATCAATGACGATCTAAAGTATCGTGACCCCACAGACATACTAAGTCTGACAACACTAGGAGATAATGTATAATGGAACTATCACTCATCCGCAGTCTTATGGACAAGGAATTTTACGACGAGCATCGTGGTGCACGTTGTCCTGATCGCTTGTTCAGCAAAGATGTTCAGAAGATCAAGCAGTCTATCGACAAAGCTATGACAACCTACGAGCGTAGTGTTACCCCTGCTGAGATCGAAGCCTTGTTCATGGCTAACAACCCTACCCTTACTACAGCACAGAAGCAGGCGTACTCTGCCTTGTTCAACAAGGTAACTAAAGAAGTACCTATGGGCAGTGACGTAGCACAAGAGGTACTGTCTAAACTATTCCAACAAGTAATTGGTGAGGACATTGCTAACCTTGGCTTTGATTATGTCAATGGCAGCAAGTCTACATTGGAACCATTGCGCCTCATGCTTGAGCAGTATGGCGATGACTTTACACCTAACCTCAAGGTTGAGTGGGAAGACATTGACCTTGATACTATCCTTGCACTCAATGACCTTGAGACACGTTGGTCATTCAATATCCCTACCCTTACACGTAAGGTTGAGGGCATCAACGCTGGTCACTTGGTAGAGGTAGGTGCCCGTCCTAACACAGGTAAGACATCCTTCCACGCCTCACTTGTAGCTGGACCTAATGGCTTCTGTGAGCAGGGTGCTCGTATCGTTATCATGTGCAATGAAGAAGGGTATCATCGTGTAGTACACCGCTACATTACAGCCTGTACTGGCATGGATAAGTACGAGGTAGCTAAGAACAGAGACAAGGCTCTAGCTATGTTCAACAAGATACGCCCACAGTTGATGTTCAAGGATGCAACAGGACGTGACATGAACTGGGTCGAGTCTGTGTGCAAGTCATACAAGCCTGACATAGTTATACTAGACATGGGCGACAAGTTTGCTCGCACTGCTGGCTTCTCCCGTCCTGATGAGGCACTCAAAGCTAACGCTATTCATGCGAGGCAGATTGCCAAGCAGCAAGAGTGTGCTATCTTCTACATGTCTCAGCTATCTGCTGATGCAGAGGGTAAGGTTGTACTCAACCAAGCTATGATGGAAGGCTCACGTACAGGTAAGGCAGCGGAGGCTGACCTGATGCTGATGATCTCTAAGAACCCTACAGTTGAAGGGCAAGAGGAAGAAGATAACCAACGCCACATCAATGTGGTAAAGAACAAATTGTCAGGGTGGCATGGTATTGTACACACTGATCTAGAATACAAGATAGGAAGGTATGTAGCATGAGGGATTGGATAATGAAATATGTATTGGTCATGCCGTATGATGCATGGGAACCAGAATATGGCGATTGCGAAAAATATCACACTATATTTTTTGAAACGCCTGAAAAAGCTATGAAGTATCTGCACGATAATATGTATGATGCATATAATGAATATCCTTTGGGATATGAAACGTGGAAAGAGTGGGCAAAAAAGCAAGACATTTATTTATATGANAGGTGTGCGGTATGATACAAACATTTTACGTAGATCACATGGGTACAGATTTATCTGTGGCTAATGCGGCAAGAGTAAGTTTTGGTAAGCGTAGTGAGATGGATACGAGTGACGTATGGGGTCCACCTAAGTTGAAAGACAAGGATGCCAATCTCATACGTTACCTTGCCAAGCACAAACACATCAGCCCCTTTGGGCATTGCTTTGCAAGCTTCCACATCAAGGCACCTGTGTTTGTGGCACGTCAGCTAGTCAAGCATAAGTTCCTACGCTGGAATGAAATCAGCCGTAGGTATGTGGACAATGAGCCTACATACTATTATCCTACAGAATGGCGTGGACGTAGCCTTGATAAAAAACAGGGGAGTGAAGGGGTGGTAGATTTGTCTACCATAAAAGACTCAGAACATAACACTGCAATACTAGGTTCTGGTACATTAGATGGACATGTTACAGAAATATCTGAGTGGTTATTTGAAACATATAAAACCTTGATTGACGTTGGTGTGTGCCCTGAGCAAGCACGTATGGTGTTACCTCAGAGCATGGTTACTGAGTGGTACTGGTCAGGTAGCTTGGATGCATTTGCAGACATGTGTAACCTACGTTGTAAGCCTGACACACAGTACGAGACACAGGTTGTGGCTGGTCACATTGACACAGAGATGGCTAAGCTGTTCCCTGTATCATGGAAAGCATTAAGGGAGAATGAATGATGGATGTTATGACAGGTTATAATAAAATAAAAGCTGCAAATATGTACGGTGCGGATGAATTAACCGCAATACTTATGAATATAGTACAAGCTCAAGTAAGAGATGTAAATGCCAATCAAGATTTCAAAGATTGGTCTACAGAGTTTTTAATAAAAGTGTGTACAAATCACGGCGATAAAGAAAAGGAGTTGTTTGGTGATGGCAGGTAATATCAATGGCGCAATCAAGGCGTCTGCTATTGTAGCTTTACTTATAGCTGCGCCACCTGTGTTGATAGCTATGACGTATGATGACTACCCAAAGTACTGTAAGCTGTCTATCTTACTACCATGTATAGGAGTAACCAATGAGTGAAATAAAAGTAACTGACATAGAAGAACACGAGGATGGCAGTGCTACACTACAAGTAGAGTGTGACCCTGAAACATTCGCAGCTATCTTTAACGTAGGGTTTGTAACATTAGTAAAGAGAGGTCTGGAAGATGAGAAGTGGCAGACATGTGTAAGTTGTGGTGGCCCAGCACAGAATAATACCTGCGGCTTCTGCCTAGAGGAAGAGTGATTATGATTAGACCCATGACGCAAGAAGAAAGAGAACGTGCAACTGAGAGGAGACTTAGTAATATGACTACATCAAAATCAATATGTGAGATACGCCTACACAATGCAATGGTACGTAACAAGCTGACACTAGAGGAGTGTATAAATGCCATAGATTCTTTCGCAGAAGATAAAAAGTTTCATGAGCATCTTGACAAGGTATACAAGAATGGAATAGAAGATGATTGGGATACATGGCATGATGGCAATATAACTTAGGAGATAATATGATACTGACCCTCGACGTAGAAAACACAACAGTAAAACGCAACAAGAAACTACACCTAGATCCATTTGAACCTGAGAACTCTCTGGTAATGGTGGGTATGCTAGGTGCTGACGGTACTACAGATGTAATTACATTTGACCATGCAGACGTAGCGCCTACACCTGATGGGCACAAGATGGTACAAGATACTCTTGACCTCACTACACTGCTCATTGCTCACAATGCTACACACGATCTAGTATGGTTGTGGGAGTCAGGCTTCACTTATGATGGGCCTGTCTACGACACCATGCTGGGTGAGTACGTATTGCAGCGTGGACAGAAAGAACCCCTGTCACTTGAAGCATGTGCTGAACGCCATGAGCTTGAGACACAGAAGCAGGACAGCCTCAAGGCGTGGCTCAAAGATGGTAACTCAGTA